CTTGGTGAGAACCGAGCATTAGATGATATTGTAGTAAAGTTCATACCTGAACCATCACCTACTCCATTACCTATCACTCCTACTCCCACGCCTACTCCTTCCATTACCCCTACTAATACTATTACGCCTACGCCGAGTATCACCCCTACAAATACTCAAACACCTACAAATACAAGCACACCTACAAATACTCCAAGTATTACCCCGAGTATCACACCAACAAATACTGGTAGTCCTACTCCTACACCTACTTTAACCCCAAGTCCAAGTCCTGTGGTTGAGTATCATTTACAAGCCGAAAATACGGATAATATCCTTGCTGAAAACGGGGACTTTATTGATATTGAGAATTAAATAAACTAAAAGAAAAAAATTAAAAAATGGCGAACACAAAAATTAGTCAATTACCTTCTTGGACGGGAACCGCTGCCGACTTGAGATGGTTCGTAATGAATAACAGCGGTGAAAGTGAAACATATAAGTATAGTGGGTATTCCAGTCCGCTTTTATTAGTTGGAACAAATAATATAAATAATATTTACGGCTTAACAACCATAAGTAATTCCACACAATCGGCTATAATTGGTGGTCGCACTAATACTATAACTAATTCCAATGTTTGTTATTTATTTACAAGAGACTCAAGCATAACTAATGGCAATCAAAATGTAATTATTGGAGGACATAATCATAATATAAATGGTGGTGCTGAAAGTGGTATATTTGGTGGATACTCACACTCTATGACTAACCCAAGTGATAGTGCCATCTTGGGTGGTAGAGCAAACCAAATAAACGCAGCGAATGCTTGTTGTGGTGGTATTGTAATAATGGGAGGACAAGGTAATACTGCCATCAACACACCAGGAACACAGATTGGTATTATGGCAGGATATAATAATAGTGTCCAAAATACAAGCACAAGTTCAACAATAGTTGGTGGTGAAAATAATTTAATTACATCGTCATTAAAATCAAATATTCTTGCTGGTAATAATAATACCATATCTGGTAAAGAAAATGTTGTTATGGTTGGAACAAGTGGTAGAACAGCAAGTGCTAATAATACCACTTATGTTGAAAACTTACATACATATAGGACACCTTCAACAGAAGTTCAATCAGTATCAAGTGGAACAACCTTTACTTGTAATTTAGATAATGGTGCCAAATCACAATTCTATCTTACAGGTGCTTCTACAATTAACATTACAAATGTTAGAGATGGTGCTTCATTTATGATTAAAACTGAAACTGACGGAAATTATGTAATGACTTGGACTGCTACAGGTGGATACACATTTGTATTTGAGGGTGGAATTAAAGACCCTGGTAATACAACAACAGACATCTTTGTATTTGAGGTGTTTGGTAGTGTGATTTACGGAAGCAGAAGGCATAACTTTACATAAGATAAAATAAACTAAAACAGATATGGTATATATAAATCAAGGTGAGTATAACGAACCAGCGGTGGTGTGTAGTAGGAATAAATCCCTATCTAATCCTACTTACCTATGGAGTATGTATCACAAACTCTCGGGACAGGTATGGAGATTTATACCATACAGAATACCCCCGAGTGTATCATACTCACCTGCCTATGATTTATTCGGTCTTACTATTGATGATAGTATCCCTGAAAGTTTAACTGGTAATACAGGTGCGACATCTTGTAATATACACGCCATACCAGGAGAATACTATGTAAAAATATACGAACAAGTATCATCTACTAATCTAAATCCTGCCTTATCTTATGATGTAGTGTATGAAACTATATTTAATGTAGTAGGTATAAATCAAAATACACCAATTTCATATAGCGGAACACCCGATATATTTATTATTTACAACGAGAATAATGCTTAAAATAGATAAATTAAACTTTTCCACTACTGATATTACCACCCGATTTATTGAGAAAATAAATAGGAACGAATATTTTGTAAGATGGGGATTAGATAATATGGAGATTGAGAGATGGTATGATTATGCCGATTTTTCACCTATTCACTCTGCGTGTATCCGCTCAAAGGTGGATAATGCTGCGGGTAGAGGATTTACAAATGATTACAAAATCAACAATAAGGAAAGTCTAAATGATGTAATTAAGCAGATGTTTTGGGAGTTTCTTGTGGGTGGTAATTTATTTTTGGAAGTCATTTGGAAGCAGTCAAGAGCAGATGGTATAGCAGGTTTTCACATCATACCCTCAAAGTTTATGAGAGCCAAGGCACCAAAAGAAGGTGAAATCAGGAGTGATGGCTGGTTGTATTGTAATGATTGGGTAAATTGGAGAAAAGCAGGAGTAATTGAGTTCCACGATTTTGACCCAAAGAACTTTACTGATAGGCAGATAATCCACATCAAAGCCTACCAACCAGGATACTTGTATTATGGAGTGCCTGATTATTTATCAGCGATGTTAGATATTAGATTATCAAGGGCTATATCAGCCTTTAACTTGGCTAACATAGAAAATGGTGCGTCCCCGAGTATGTGGGTTCATTTTCCTACCGAGGCTCCCGACTCACAAAACGACCAAGAAGACATTTTAAGGAGATTAGAGGAACGCTACAGGGGAAGTCACAACGCAGGACGAATTATGGTGTCATACGGGGGTGAGGGAGGAAAACCTGAAATCACGCAGATTACACCAACTATGGCAACAGGTGGATACGCAGAAATCTTTGGATTGGTAAGAGAGAATATTTTGGCGGGTCATAAAGTAGTAGATGGTAGTATTATCGGTCTCCCATCACCTACGGGTTTTAATTCATCTGCCGAGCAGTTGGAAACCACATATAAGTTATTTATGAATACCTGTGTGAAACCATTACAGGAGTTTTTATTGAGAGAATTAAAACCGGTAGTAGAATTGATATATCCTAATGAGGAGATAAAATTAGAAGTTATACAAAACGAAATACTATAATGATTTACAATGTCTTATTGATTAGCGAGCAGAAACTTAAGGACAATACGCCTATCAACGAAAATGTGGATACACAGGAGTTACGCTTTGGAATAAGTCAGGCTCAACAGATTTTCATACAGGAAAGTTTAGGAACTAATCTGTATGAATATATTTTGGGATTGGTAAGTAGTGGTGATATTGAGTTGCCTGGTAAAATCACTGAATAATTTTATTCAGCCCACTTTAATATCTTACGCATACTACCTTTGTTTGGATAATTTTTATGTTAAGTTTGTGAATATTGGATTACAACAAATGCGCAGCGAGCAGGGTAATTCAGTAGGTATTAAAGATTTAGTATATCTTAAAAATAATGCCCGAGACAACGCACAATTTAATGACAACCTTTTAAGAAGGCATTTGGTGTTTAATAACCAAGATTATCCACAATATACTCTTACCACAAATAACGGGCAACTTATCCCCGAGTTTGGTGGAGCATTTAAGTCTCCTATTACTTTACCACCAGCAGGTAGAGGTGGTAGAATTGGTGGATTAGGTGGAGGTTCTTTTGGTGTAAATCCTTTATTGGATTGTCCTTATCCCTGGTGGTATGGAAATGGTGGATAAGTTAAAGATTTTTTCTTTTTTCTCCTCTGTATATTTTTTTTAAGTATGGTATTGATACACCATAAGTGTCTCTAATTCTTTCATATTTAGGTTGTATTCCATTATCTTTACACCTTTTAATATAAGATACTATTTTGTTTGGAACTTTTGATTGTGAGTGAGTTTCACCTATTCCAATTCCTAATGTATAGATTTTATGATTTATATTTTCTTTCCAACTTACCCACTCCAAATTAGTAAAATTATTATTTAATTTATTCCCGTCTATATGATTTACACAGGGTTTATTCTCCGGATTATTTACATATAATTCGGCAACTAATCTATGTAGAGTATGGGTTTTTTGTGTATTATTTACCCATAGTTGGACAATTCTATATCCCTTATTTGATATACCAGTTTTTCTTTCATTTCCATCACGGAATACATTACCATCTTGGGTAATGTAATATTCAGTATCTCTAAATCTTTTCATATTTTTTTAATTAAAATAAAACCCCCGATATTTCTATCAGGGATTTATTATGGACATCACTTTTTTTTCTCTTTTAATTGAGATATTTTCTCAAAATATTTATCTATGGTATTATTTAATACCACTTTCCTATCCTCGCATTTTTGTATCTTATCTGCGAGGGCTTTTATTTCCTCTGCGATGGTCATAGTGATTTTTTCTTTTCCAAGTGCTTATGTAGATTATCAAAGAAATTATCATCACCATCAGTAATCAAGGTGAGAAATCTATTGTAGAGTGTTTTTAATTCTAATGGTGTGTATTCCAAGTTATTATTAGCGTAGAAGGATTGTGCGGCATTTAGAGCGGTCATCCTTCTAATCATAGGTGCTTCGTGTTCTTTCCATAATTGGGTTCTATCAAATCCCAATTTCATCTTATCATATCCATTACTCATTATTCACCACTCCTTTCCATAGAGATATTCATATCTCTCTCAAATTGTTTATCTTGTTCTTCCCTGTATAATTCATACTGGTAATCCTCATCACCTTCAGCGGTGAAATAATTAGCGATTAAATCACTAATAGCCTTCTCTTGTTCTTTCTTTGTGTATCCCATTTTTATTTCTTTATATCTATAAATATAAGTAAAAAATCCAAAAGTATCAAATTATATTAAAATTATTCCCAAAACTTTTTATGTTCCACAGGTAGATAATTGATGATATTTTCAGTATCACTCAAATCAGTAGTGGTTGTTTCTGTGCCATTAAAATCAATAGTCCAATCAATATGATTGTGGGTATAAGAATACACACTAATAACCCAAGCCTCATCAGTAGATACTATTTGGTAGATGTCTGCCTCAAATGAATTAGAAGGGATTACATCTACATCATTACCGATGATAATACCTTTTGATACAAAAGTATTACGGAGTATCTCTACAATCTCCATCGCTCTAATTCCACCTTGTTCTTTGATGTAATCAAAGTATTTTTCCTCTACTACATTTAAGATGTAATTGGTATATCCATAAGAGCCAGTTTCTGCGAAAAAACAATTTTCTTGGGCTTCCTCAATTTGGTCATCCTCGGCATCCTCCATCTCAATATCATATTCCTCTTTTAGATATTCACAAGTTGAGTTATCCATCAATTCCAAATACACCTCCATATCATTAAACTCGTCATGTGATGTAGAAATCATTTCTAATACCTCATCAGGTAAATCACTTTGAGATTTAAGGCTCTTGGTGTAGTATCCGTCCCAACCTTTAAGGTATAGTTCTTTACGGGTCTCAATAGGAGTGTTTTTTACATACTCATCAAATAGGGAAATCAATTTGTCTTTCATCTGTTTATT